CGTCGGCCTGCGTCTTGTCGACCTTGCCCTTGAGCAGCGCCTGCTGTAGCTCCTGAACCTGCTGAGCGGCAACCTGTGCCGGGGTGGGTTTGCCGACGCCGGCTTTCTTCTCCTGCTCGGTCGGCTCTACCAGACCTTGCTGGATGAGCGGGATACGCAGGCGGCGCGCCATCTCTTCGGCGTCCGGCGTGTCGATGTTCTTCGCCATCAGATCCGCGATCACAGGCGCGGTGTTCGGCAACGCCTCGCTGAACGCGATCAGCGTGTCGAGCGCTTCCTGACGCGCGCTCTCGAAGCTCGGTCCGATCGTTACTTGGACGTCATACGAGCCCTTGCTCAGATCGTTGATCAGATCCTCGGTGCCGTCTTGGGTGCCGTTGACCGTGACCAGCTTCTCGATGCCGTCATGTCCGATGATGCGCTCGATGCGCTCCGAGTCGTACGTGTGCGGGATCATGTCGACCATCATCTCCCACGTCAGCTGCTGGGCTGCGCGGTAGCCGTCGACGAATTCGTAGCTCCCCAGATCCGAACGCTTCGTGTGCTGCACGAGCGCCTTGCCGGAGACGCGGTTCATGTCCTCGGCGTTGCCGAGAGCGGGATCAAAGTAGCCGATCGTCGCCTGAATGTCCTGAATCGCCATCTGCGCGAGCGCGATCGCACCCTGCGGCAGATCGAGCGGCTCGACACGATGAGGCATGCCGCCTTCCGGCGCCTTCGGGTCGACGTTGTACGGCAGGTACGGCCGCGACTGGACGTTGGCCTGATTCCAGTCCTGCTCGTAGCCCTTGATCATCGTCTCGGTGACGAGATACGGTGCCTTCGGCAGGAGCGCGCTGCGCTCGATCATATCCGAGGCGCGCGAGTTGTAGCTGCGCTGCGGATCCTTGGCGTGCCGCACGAGCGACTGGAATTTCTTGCGTCCCTCGATGTTGACGAACCGGCCCGGGCACCGCACGACCGGAATACGTTTCCAGTCGTAGTAGTACGGGCCTTCGAGGATGTTCGAGCCGTCGACCTTGACCCACATAACCTGCCAGACGACCGTCTTGCGGACCATCGGGTCGCCGTGCTTGTCCTTCGCAACGCGCGTGATACCGTGCGTCTCGTACGTGATCCCGTGCTCGTCGAAGTGCGCTTCCTGCGCGATGAGATCGGCGTCGTAGTCAACGACCTTGCCGTCGGTCATCTTCGCGATGCGCTTCTCGCGCGGGATGCGCTCGAAATATTCTGCGATCCGAACTTCCTTGTCGGTGAACCAACCATAGCTGTCACGCGAGAAGTTGAAGCTGTTGCGGCTGGCATCGCCACTATCGCCGTACAGCGAGTCATAGACTTCATCAGCGATACGCTCGGCCACGACGCACTTGTTCGCGTCGCCGCCGCACGGGTCCGCACACTCCGGATCCCACACTACCGTCTGCGGGTTCGAGATGTTGATGATCCGCAGCACCTGATCGAACGCGCCGTCGCCGTCGTCCTGCATGTACGTCGGCATGATGCGCCACGCGCCGAACCCGCCGGCCACCGCGTACTTGTACTGCTCCATGTAGATGTCGGCGGCGCGCGAGCACTGCTCGATCGAGCGGCACAGGCCGCCGAAGATGTCCGCGACCGCCTCACTGGCGCCCTCACTGGCCGGACGCACTTTGCCGGCCGGGCGCGTCTGACGCATGTCAGCGATCACGATGTTGACCGGCTGGAGGCACCGGTTGAACGTGTAGCTCGGCTTACCGCGGCGGTTCTGCAGGACGACCGGATCCCACTGGCCCATCGCCTCGGAGTTGTAGATGAAGTTCAGGTCTTCCGAGTGCATGCGGCGGTTCTCTTCCCACGCGCCGACGCCCTCGTCGTAGAAGCGGCGGATGCGGTCGAGCAACGCTTCCGGGTCTTTGATCCGGAAACCGGGACTATCAGGCAGCCGCCCGGTCTCGCCGGGACGGCTGCTGATGAGATCAAGGTTGTCGCCGGAGTTAGTAGTCACGACGACGACGCCTCAGGTTGGACATTCGTCCAGAATCGCGCGCTGGCCGTCGCCCACGAACGCTCCGCCCCACGTATTGGGCGGGATGTAGACAGGCGGACCGGCCTGATCTTTCCACTCGTAGATCGGCTTGTTGTCCTTGGTCTTGCGGCCGGTGTCTTTCAGCTCCTGATACTTGATGCGAAGCTGGTTGCGGATCGACTCGTTCTTGAAGTCGACGCTCTTGACCTTGCCCTTCTGCTCGATCACGAGGTTATGCATGCCGGCGTTGATGTGAACCGTATAGGTTCCGAGCCTGAGTTTCTTTCCCGCGCCGTCGATGAGCCGCGCGTCGCGGTCCTGATCGACTTCACCGATCGGCTTTCCTTCGTAGTCGGTGTGCTGGTCGAATTTCCAGTCCGTACCAGCGGTCACCGTGTTGCCGACGGTGCGCGTGACATCCTGCGCAGTCTGCTGACGCAGGCGCAGGCCCTCGCGATGTTGAATCTTCAGCTTGATCGCCATGTTCTCACCTTTCCTCCCGCAACGCGCGGGCTATCAAGAAACGTTTCATCTCGGCCTCTTTGCCTCGAAGTGATATGTCCATCGGACGTTTGGACGGGAGCCCCCACACGATAAGCCGCCCGTCGGTATCGACGAGCAGCGTCTGGCCGGAGCGCCGGTATTCCTCATCGATCGCAGCCACAGACATCAGCCTGTCCATATGCCCCCGGGCGTGACCATCGCTGGATCCCACGTGTGCCACGGGATCCCGTTCTCCCCTTCGGGCGGCACCTTCGCGTACTGGAATCCGCTCATCAGGTTGTACCGCATGGCATCCATGAGGTGATCGTTTTTCTTGATGATCTCGCCCTTCTCGTCGCGACGATACAGGCGCACCTCTTTCGTCCAATGAACGAGCGTGTTGAAGATCCGCAGCTTCTGCGTCGAGAGCGCGTCCCAACACGTCAGGATCCCAGACCGCACCGCGTTGTCGGCCTTGTAGACGTTCAGGCCAAGACCGCGGTACGCCTCGATCAGCAATTCGCCGTCGGGCCCGCGAGCCTTCTCGGCTGCCGGATCGATGACGCCCGGCATCCACTTCCCGCGCAGGTTGATCGAGGCGACGTGGATCGCAGGGTGTTCCTGCCCGACATAGTATTCGTCGTACGCCACCGCGGGGTAGCGCGTGTTGCCGTCGCGGTCTACGTACGGGTGATCGATGTCCCACGCGAACCAGAGCACCGCGGTGCAGACCCAGCCCGGATCCATGCCGTAGCTGCGGGGCCAGTGCATAGGGATCTCGAACGGCGGGATCAACATCTGCGCTTCAGCGATCGGATAGATCGCCCCAACGCCGTGACCCGGGATGCCGCTCTTACGAGCCTGCAGCTCGTAGGGTGCGACACCGCGCAAAATCTTGCGTTTCTCTTCCTCTGTCAGATGTGGCACGTCGTCCATATCCAGAAACGTGGCGACACGACTCAGCTCACTCATCGACCACCATGTCGTAGTCCTGCACTTCGTGATTGTACTCGCGCTTCTTCATCAGATCGTGCGCGGGGTTCAACTCAGGCATGAACGAGATCATCAGCTCCGAAATACCCAGCAGCGGCGTCTCAGTCAGCACTAGCGAGCCGTTCTTCTCACCCGGCGCGGTGCTCATCAACCGCAGCGAGCACTCCGTGTAGATCTCGATTTTCGGCTCTTCGTCCGGGTGGATCAGATCCTGCTGGGTGCCCTGAAACGCCTGACGTCCTTGGTCGTAGGACTTGAACATCAGCGTCGAGACGCCGTCGTAGATGCCGTTCGTGTGATGGTGCACGTGCACCGACTCATACGCGTTCGCGATTCCGTGCTTCGTAGCCGGGTCGCCCGCGAACAGATCGATCGGAATCATGCCGGTACCGAACAGCACCGGGACGCCCGGCTCGCCACAGAATTTCTCCTGCAGGATGTCGCGGACGTTCTTCGCGGTATCAGTCGCGACCCACGCGCCGATCGGTCGATCGAACCGGCGGCCTTCCCACCAGTCAGGATAGAGCCCCGTCAGATGGAGCGTATCCTCGAAGCATCCGCAATGCGTCTTGCCGGTTCGGTTGCCGCCAAACAGGCCGCGCTCATCGTGCGTCGCGCCAAGTTTGAAGTGGCGCATCTGCTTTGGATACGCCGCGCGAACTTCTGGCGTCTTAAACCAAGTCGCTATTGTCGTGTGGGTGTGCCAGTACGCCCTGCTCCGCCACTCCCTCTCCTGAAGCAGCTGTTGCGGGGGTGTCATGCGATCCCACAGTTCGAGCAGCTCTTGCAGCTGACTCAAGTCGGTCTTGTTGACTAATCGAGCGTCTAAGGCTCGATAGGAGTTGGGCAAGTCCCGCACGCATCTGCTCCGGGTTTATAGCTGGTCGGT